ATCTCATATCGGCCACCATTCCAGATAACCCAGAACTCAGAAGTAATGTCTGGGATGTATCGGATGTAAAAACGATGGCTCACCACGCGGTCATTTACACCGTCAAACATCGTGATGCCTCCGGTCGTTTTAACCATAGCCCAGATGTCTCCCTCATTCATTCCCGAAGGGGTTGCCTCAATTTCCATCGTAGCAAATGTTTTTATGTAATCAGGACTTCCCTGAACAGGGGGCTGAATATAAGCGTTCACTATATTGATTATTTGGTTCATGTCGCCAATGGCAACCTGACGTTTTTTGCCCTGAATCTTGTCACTTTTCATGTCGGATTACGCTACGAAGTCGTAAATTCGATATTGGTTGTACGCTGAAAGTGATGCCGCTGGTGCAAGGGAATAAATATCTGCGTCGTTACCCACATCAACATCGCCACGATTGGTATACACAGCGGCAATATGGGCTAGCATCGCGCTGCGTAGAGCGGCGGGGATGTCTTTCTCCTTCGCTCCGTATCCGGCATCAAAGGATATTTCGATAGCTTGGTAACGGTCTGCGGTAGATGGCCATGGGTTGTTATCCACCGAAGCAATCATACTGAATGCATCTTTCACGACCGTATAGTAAAGGCTTGGATCCATCGTCTGTTGCACGTTATTCAGGTCGTAATACTTCACTGAGTTAACGCCGATCAGCGGCGAGCGACGCAATGTGATCGGCATCGAAAGCGCACCATAGCTCATTGACGGGTACCCCAAGTAGGCGGGGTCATCGTTAAAGTCGCCAAAGGTGTCGCGGAACGTCTTGAAGGTTTTCTTTATAAAATCGCGCTTGGTGTATTTCTCTGCCTGATCAGCAACGCGGTCAATTATCAGTTGGAGCAAGGCATCATCCGCAGCCCCCGGAGCTTTTACCCATGACTTTACCAGATTGACGCTCAGAGCTGACTCTGTGGCACCAGTCGTGATGATGTATGGTTGCGCTCCGGTTGCTGTGTAGGGCATTTCTTACGCCTGTGGTGCCGCTTCTGTAGCTTGTGCGACTTCTGGAGCGGCGGGAGCATCGCTATGTCCAAAACCCAGTTTGGCGGCAATCTTCTCGCCAATCGTCTTTGCTTCCGCAACCACTTCGCCAATAACTTCCGTTACCTGTTCCTTGATCACTTCCGCTTCCTTTTCTATCTTTGTTTCGAGTCCGGCAATTTCAGAATCCACCACCTTGCGGATCAAACCAGACGCCAAACCCTCTTTCAAAGACTCGACACATTTTTCCAGTTCGGACGGAATCTTCTCGCCTTCTACCAATGGAAAAACAGTGGCCATGTTGCTACCACGACCAGCTAAACCTGCATTCTTTGTTGCGACGTAAGTTACTGACATATCAATTTACCTGTGGTGTTGATAAGACATTCTACAATATAAAAAAGGGGACTTTCGCCCCCTTTGTTATTTTTCAACCACCGATTAAACAGTAGGTTGGATTTCTGTTTGTTGGGCAAACAATACTTGCAAAGTAGCGCCGGTTGTTACGCCGGTGCTTACTACTTTCGGGCGAACATAGCGAGCATGGCCGAATACCCCCAGTTTACCCAAGTTGCCGCCGTTCGTTACCGCTGCGGAAATTGTGAATGAACCGTTGGCTCCGGCTGTGTTGTTGCAGTAGTTCGCTGCAGGAATATCAGTCCATGTGCTGTTATCAGGAGAATCCTGAAGGGTTACAACATAAGAACCGTCAGTCCATGCGCTTGCATAGGCGATCAACATCAACGCAATAGTTTGGAGCGCAGTGTTTGCTGTATCCAAAGAATTGCCGTAGGTAGTTGTGTTCGATGCAATTGCCAGCGAAGCATTTCGCTGTGCGTTTGTGTTGCTTACCATATCTTTTACTGACATGTTTAGTACTCCTATTCTGGTTAAGTGGAAGGGGGATGTTACTCCCCCTTATCCGATTACGGTTTAACTTTCAGGATTTTGATAGCGTCGTAATTGGTTACCGCGCCACCTACACGTTTGGTCGTGTAGAACTGAATGTAAGGTTTGTTTGTAACATCATCACGGATTACTCGGAATCCGAAACGATCAACGATGGTGTACGCCAGTTTGAAGTTTGCGTATACAACTGACAAAGCAGAGTTGGTTACTGCTTGCATGTCATCCATAAAGTTCACTTCTTTGCCGAGCAGAACCATTTGATCCATTTCGTTAATGAAGCGGCTTTGGAAAACGTATTGGCCGTAGCTGTCTTTCAGGCTGATCAACGCACCGAAGGTTGCGCGTTTCATGCCCCAAGAAGCGCCGTTTTGGTATGGCTCTTTCAACAACCACTGTACAGATTTCAGGTCGTCTGCTTTATCAAGCAAGCCTGAAGTACCAGTAGATGTGAACTGGCCAATTGCGCCGCGCTGGTAAGTATCTGCGGCAGCAGCAGCGGGATAGCTCAGGAAGCCGATAGGCGCTAAACCACCAACGCCAGACACGAAGGCGGTGTTCTCAATACGTGACATTTTGTCAACGATCTTGGCAGACAACCAGCTCTCCACATCGAAGCCAGCGTCGTCAAGCATTTTTTGCGTGGCGATAGGCATTGCGAACTGTTCTTGAACTGGGATTGTGATTTTACCAATATCAGGAGTTGCACTCTTAGTGCGTGATGCAACTTCACCAACCCATCCACCGCTCGTTGCTTCGTTGTCATCAATGATGACTTCCAAAGAATCGCCAGCTACCGAAGTAACATTGGCCAAACGGCGCAATGGTGATGTTTCGAAAATGCGCGTTGCCATGAAATTAGCGCGTTGTGGGCGAATCCAGTAGCCGCCACCGGGGTTAGAACCTGCTACCAAGTCCTTAACGATCATTGGCATGTTGCCGTCATCGCCTTCAATGTAGACTTTTTCAGCGATAGAACGGCAAACGTCATCAAGCAGATTCACATCCACCGCTTGACCGCGACGTGCATAGCGGCTGAATTGCTTGCGGTATTGTTTGTCCTGCTCGGACATTTCGTTTACATCGCCAGAAGTACCAGCACCGCCAGTGCGCGCCAGTTTCTTTTCCATCAATTTAATAGTGGTTTCCATTTCGGCTACTTTCGCAGCAGACTCCTGTTTCATTGCTTGAACAGCAGCCATGCCGTCAGTTGCGTCCTTGATAGCCTTGTCAATTGCAGCCTTGTCGATCGCATTGATTTTGGTTTCAAGTTCACCGGCTTTGCTTTGAATCGCTTTTACAGCATCCAAAACTTTGTCAACATTTTGACCTAATTCTTTAACGTCCATCGTAAACTCCTATCAAGTGTTACGCATAATTTCGTTTAACGCGAGTTCAGTACGAAACGCCCTGAGCTTGCTACCAATGGCAGCCAATTCTGCCTCTTGACCCTTATGCTCATCGTCACGATGGCCTTCTGGGTTCTCCTCTGTTGCGTCACGCATTTCGGAGCTTTTAATCAATGAAATCAGTTTTTTTCGTGCTTTCTGACTGAATCCACCCAACTTCAGTAAGTTTTCCACATCTGCAATCGTTTTGCAAGTATCTACAACACTTCCGCTGATTCGAACGGCTAACTGGTGGTCGTTAGAATCAAGCGCCGTTTTGACTGCAAGAATTTGTGCTTCTGGATTCATCGGTTCAGTTACTGGTGAAATTTCCCAGAGGTTCAGATTTTTTATGTAGCGGATCATTGATCCGTCGTCATTTTCTTTGTACTCGAAATCATCCATGGACGGTATCGAAAAACCAATACTCATGTCACTGATCACACCCTGCTTGGCGAGAGAGTAAACAAACTCCCCTTTATGTGATGGTGTCAGATTGATTTCACCACGTACAAAAAGACCTTTGGAGTCCTCTTTGCAGAATTCGATTGGGTACCCACCGATCATATCCTTTGAATTGTGCTGCCAGAACATGCGAATAGGGCGGTTTGCCTTGCGGTGGTCGGCTAGCGTTTTGGTAAAGGCTCCCGGGAGGATAACATCGTCGCCACGATCAAGATCGAACGTAGCACCGTAACCTTCAATTATCCCAACTGGAACGCCGTTGCGCTCCTCGGTTTTGACTTCAGTCGTTTTGAATTCAACAACTTTCGTTTCCATTTTGGCCTTTGGTGCCACCGCTTGATTGCCTTTGGTCATAACTGCCTCTGCAAATTTTTTCCAGTTTAGCTTACTTGAAGAATTGCGTCAGTAACATTTAATGAAATGCCACCGTTAGTGGCTTGGATTTTCAACTCAAGCACGTCGTTAGTAGTCAAAGTGGTTTCACAGCACATCGCATTGGCGCTGGTTGTGCCTGTAGGAACAGAGTCAGTGACTTGGTGGTTAACCGGCAGACCGGCCACTATGGTTCCGGTTCCGCTTGCGCCGGGATCGCTTACCATGGTGTAGTCAAAAGTTGTATTGCCGCCACCGATATTAGTAATTACAAAAGTACCGTTATATTGAGAAGGAGTTGCGCCTGAAATAGTTACTGTACAACCATTAGTCAAGCCGTTAAACGCGCTTGGTAAAACTGCATGTGCGGTGACTGTCGTACTGGTCAATGTAACTCCAGACATCAAGTACGTTTCGGAAAGCAGAACCCCGTTTTTATGGATACCTATTTTTGTAGTCTGCGTTGAACCAGTTGCGTTTGAAATTGAAGCGGTTGCAGAAATTCTTCCACGGTAAGTCTCATTCCCAACGTATTTTAATTGCAGGGAGCCGTTTCTTGTAAATCTGGTTGCAAGTGGTGACAAAACATCCTGCGAATTGCCGGCGATTGAATACCAAGTATTTGCTGTTGTTATTGTTGTATTCGCTGTGTTGGAAGCCATGGTTAATGAGCCGCCAACGGAAGTATTTGCTATCCCAGAATTTGCAATAAAAGTGAATGTTACTGAGGTATTTGTAACTCCCGTTATAAATGTTGCTCCCGGCGCGGCTGTGCAATTAGTAATACTTCCCGTCGTAGCGCCGGAATCTCCATTAGTTACGTTGAACATTGCAAAACTAGCGGCGTTATAACAATTGCTAATTCTTAAGTTAGAAAATGTGCCTTGAATATCGTATTGAACAGCTGCGTTTAAACCAGAACGAACTCCATCAAATACTAAATTGCCACCAGAACCAGTAAATTGTATGGAGCCATTCGTGAAAAAATTTATACACCTGTCTACAAAATACACTTCACCGGCAGATCCACTAAAAGAAATTGTACCCATGCTTCCTGAGCTTGCGAAAAAACACTCAGAAAAAATGAGCACGGAGGGCTGGTCTGCACTAATTATCGTCCCAGAAGTCCCTAATGAAGACAGCGTAATAGATCGAACAGTAAAGGCTTGTGAAATTGCATTACTGTTTAATAATGCAACTGCTCCAGCGGAATTATCCAATGAAAGCCAGTCAGTATTATACGATCCTGATAAGCCAACGATCGTTACGTTTGTTCCATAGTAAATAGGCGAAGTAACCGTTACCGCGCCGTTAATAACCCATATTGTGTTGTCAGGAAGTGTTATTTTTCCTGCTACTGCGTCCGGAAATTTATTCCCGTTTATATTTCCGGGCTTTACTACAGTCCAGTTATCGTATTTCAACTCAACAGAGTCTATGAAATCGCGCATATTCATCGGCGTAATTAATCCGGTGACGTTATCTGGAAACGCCGCGTCGAGTTGGTCTTTGTTAAGTTGCGTCATTTTAGTTGTAGAGCGCAGTTAATCCGGTTGCGGTTGTTCCCGTTGCTTTTACTCTGGTGACGACATACGGGTTGAATCCAACTGAAAGAGCAATGGTTACGCTGTTTCCATAGTAATCAATTACCGCAGCGTTTCCTGCAACTTGGCAGTTGATACCAAAACATGCACCATTAGGAAGGTCTGAGCCGTCGGCGGGTGTGATCGGAGCCAGTTGTCTAAACGGCGCTTGAAGCGAAGGAACAACTTTTGTTATGTCTACGTTTGGCATCTTGGCTTCCTATTGGTTACAGACGAAGTGAGTGTACCAGAGTTTTTTTTCATCCACCAACTGAAAAACCTGTGTCATCTTCGGCTGTTACCGTTCTGAGAGTTTCACCTTCAAAAGAGTATTCAGCGGTGCATCGGCAGTTGATCGTATTTCCGGGGCTTGCTCCTAATGAAGTGTCCCCGGGATTAAGCATTAATTCCCCATCGACCACGAAAGCATCATCAATGGATTGCTGCTGGCCATCTGCCTCGCGGTGCGCTTCCCGTACCTTGTCATCACCCACAGTCCACCATGTTTTTATGGCTGCCACGTCGGTTAAGCCTTGCTGCCTTGCTTCGTTCAGGTGGTCGTCAATCGTCTCTGCTTCGATCAGTTTTCCCGATTCTGCGCCATCCTGAGTGGCATCTGTGGCGATCATGTCTCCTCGGTAAAGATTTGAGTCCTCGAAGTGCTGTCCTGCCATTTCTGCTATCTGGTGCTGACTTGGGTAATTATCCATCAAGGCTGCAGCTCCTAGAGCCGCAGCAATAGACTCTCCGATACGCACTCGGTTTGTATTGGTGATTTGGTCTGTTTTTTCAGGAACAACTTCATTGACATACTCATGGATGTTGGCATCCTTTTTGACCTTTATTTGCTGAATCTGGTTTTCAACTGTTGTTTTCTTTTGAACAGCTAGAAGGTATAGAGCAGCAATTAACGGGTCTTTGTCATCCTTTGAGTTCTTGGATAATTGGTCAGTTATGTCAGAGCTGAAAACTGTACTGGCTCGACGGTAAGCGTTCCTTAGTATCCCTGAAATGTCATCACGATACGAGTCAGGATTAACTGCATGTCCTGTAGCAGAATAAACATTAGTAAGGTCTTTTGCTATATTGCGAAACATCGTCCGTAATTTTGCTGCAACCGGCTGTTCAAGTTTCAGCTTTACTGCCAAGTCCTCGGCAATTTTGGTAGCCCTACTTTCCTCTGTAGATGTGGCCATTGATTTCAGGCTACCTTGAATCGTTACTTTGGAGCGTCAGCGGTGACTGATTTTACTTCATCAACAACCTGCTTTGCAGCTTCGATACGGTCACTCAGGGGCTTGCTATCATCAACTACTACTTGCGTAGTCGTAGCAATCGTTTCAGCTTCCTTGATCGCGGCAACTGCCGCAGTGTTGCCGACCGCACCGGCAATAGCCTCTGCCTCTGGTGCGTATTTAACGATCCCATCAATCAGCTTGTGAAATGCTTTGATAGCATCGTCCTTTGCAGCTGAGGCGCTTGGTTCGTGAATCAATTCAAGAACCTTGCGCCAGCCTACCGCTAAATCATTTTTTACAGTATCAGGTAAAGACATAACGTTCTCCTAAGTAAGGTGCCTGTGTGTAGTATATCACGCCACTCAATGCTGTCGAGTTTGTTGTCTGGCTTTGCGTGATGCAGAGCGCGTTACCAGCGATTGCCATCTGCACGCCGACTATAGATTTCAAGGCGCTGTAAACCCGTTGATAGTGATGTTTGTGGTGTTTGTTGCTACGCCGAGCACGCACAAGGCGTTTGCGGCTGTGGCAAGTTTTAGAGGTACGCTGAAGCTGATAACAGTGGGCGCGGCTGTATTGGCAGGCGCTGCCATTGATACTGCCGTACTGTTGGCAAATATCGCGGTATTACCTGTGCCGCAGTTTGTGCCTGTGCCGTAGGTGAGCGTGAACTGGCCTGCTGTGCCGGTGCTTGATTGAGCCACGATGCTGCTGATGTACAGGAACAGTCCAGCACCCGGAGCGGCCTGGCATTGCGTGAGCGTTGTGCCAACAGCGTTAAGGCCGCATGTCCACGTTACCGGGCCTCCTTGGCGCGTGTAGAGGACGTGATCGAGGCCAGCTACCACGCTGCCGACCTGACCTGCGGTACCAACCGAGGCGCTTGCACTAGATTGTAATTGTGCGCCAGTCACAAAAACGTTTGACGGTGCTGTACCATTATTTGCAGCATCTAATGAAACTCCTCCATTACCAACAATACGAGCCGTCCAGTTGCCTGATTGTGCAACCGATGGCGTGTTGGTTACAGCAACCGGCGCTTGTGATCCTGCGCCTTGCGCTTTCACATCGTTGATCACTACGGGTGTTGCAGCGTAGTTCTCGACGGATGACATGCCAATTGTCCATGTTGTGGTACTGGCAGGCGCGCTGGTTCCATTTACCGCGCGGATTTGCAAATAGAGCGGCGTGTTTTCCTCAGGCAGGTTTACAACACGCGATGCACGCTGTGTGGTTTGAACAGTACCGGCAACTGATGCCACAAGCTGATCTGCAAGATATGCGGCACCATCATTGTTTGAAAGTATCGCCATGTGTCCGGGCGATGCGGTTGTGTTGATGGTTGCCGTTGTGGTGCCTGAGTTCCAACCCTTGCGCTGTGCGTCATAAAGCACGTTTGTCGCAGTGGTTGAGTTATAGGTCAGCTGGTAATAGTTCCAACCCGAAAGCGTACAGGTGCCTGAACCACTGGCAGGCCAACCGGCAACAGTGAGCGTTACGTTGTTGCCAGATACTGATGCGATTGTTGCCCGCATCGGTACTGCTGATGCGGAGATGTTCTGCACATTGTCAACATCAATGCCCTGCCCTACGTTTGCGGATGTAAATGGGTTGCTGGGGATTGTTACCGTGATTGATGTTGCGCTGTTGACAGTAGTCGAAAGGTTGTCACCAATTACATCGACCAGCTCAACAATAAAGTTGTTGTTGGCAATACGCTGCGAGAGCGTTGTCTGGATTCTGGCCAGCATTGAGCCAGTAAAAGACTGAGTAGAACGGATTACCGTTGCAGCGTTGGCCGTTGTGCCGGTAGTGATAACAAGGTTACCGCCGGATTGGCTGATTGCCTGTCCGCTGCCAGTTTGCAACAGTGTGAAAAAGTTTGTATCAACACCGCTTGCGATAACAGATGCAAAAGTGGATTTGAAATACTTTTGTTGAATTGGTGTTACCGGGATGGCGGTGGTAGTCCTTGCGGCTGGCTGTAAGGTATTGCCGTTAGGTGAAAGCGCGACAACCAAAGCAGGGTCGGCGGCAACTGGTGCTGTAGATGCAGCCTTTACTGTTACGCCACGATATTTATATGTCGCATCCCGAATGTCTACATGCTGCTGACCAGTATCCCCTAGTGCCAAAGCTTTCACATTAAACGTCGGAGTGCCGCTCAGCGTAGACGCGCCGTTTAGCATGGCGATTCTAATTGGGGTATTGTTATCTGACGGATCAGAAAACGGCTGGGTTAATGCGTTACTGGCAGATGCAACAGGGCTGCCATCGACATATACCCACATCGCATCATCGCGCCATATAATCGTATAGCTGTGATAATAACCGTCTGTTGGCATCGTTAGGTTCGACGACCACAGAAGAGTATCTGCTCCGTAGATTACTGCGCGCAATACCCCTCCGGTTGTTTCCTCAATTCCCACACCGTTTTTAATTGGGTTTGTTGTTGAATAAGCTGTACCTGCAGTTCCTCTTCCGTAGAATTTATAGACACCCGTTACCGTGGAAGCCTCGAACTGGATGGCAGCCGACAACTGAAGTTGATTCAAGCCGTACGCGACAAACGTAGGCTGTGACGAAATAGCTACTGCGTTATTAGCTGTTGTACCCGTAGACAATGATAGAGCCGCAGATGTCACGGATTGCGTGCCACCACCGGCAGTAACCGGTGTATTCCAGTTGTTTGTCGTGTCAAGACTTGTTCCGTCAAACGAATCCTTAAACAAGGCGGTCGTCGGAGGCGCGACTTGTAAATTACCATCGGTTCCGGTTCCGGCGCTTACACCATTAGCTGATGTCAGAATGACTTGATTACTATTGGGCGATATTGCGATTACCGCAGACGGGTCTGTAGCGGCGGCGGCGGTACTTGCCGCTTTTACAGCCATTGTATTCGTTCCGTCCGTTATGCGATTAGCCCATGTGCCACTTTGGGTTGATGCAAACGTAGTGTTGCCAATAGAACCACCAGACTGGAATGGCGTACCTAGCGTAGTATTGATTGTGCCTAACGCTGTAATCTCGGTAGATTGGTTGGCAGATGTTGCAGCACCGGTTGGCAGCGATACAGTACCGGATATATTGCTGATATTCCACGTGCCTGATTGTGTGACCGGGAACGGGTTATCCGCCATCACGGTAGCGGTGGTTTGTGATGCTATCCATGTTACAGCAGCAGTTCCGCTTGCAACCGTAGCGCCGCGTAACCGGACTGCAGTCAGCCCGGCGCAATTAACTTGGCCGATGGTGTTTGCTGAAAAGCTGCTTGCGATACCGCCGGATGCTAAAGCTACGTAGGTTGTGGTGATCCAGTTGGAGCCATCGACAGTACCCTCGACCGTGAGGGTTCCAGTCCATGTGCCAGTCACCTGAAACGTAGCAGTGCCATACCCGTTGCCAGATATTTGCACAGATTGAGTGCTAGTAATACTGCCGGATGCTGTGGTCGGAGGTGTGTTCACATATAGCGCATTATTTGCAGATGCAATTACATTGCCGCTACCGTCAACTATTTGGGTTTTTGAACTGGCGCTACTAACCGTCCGCAAGTCACCGGATGTTGTTTGAGATATAGGGTTGCTGGTACCGGCACTATAAGTAGGTGCACTGGTTGTGGTCGCCACCAAAGCTAAATTACCCTTTTCCCCGGTGGTACTGTTACCTTGGGCTAGTGCAAGGTTTGCTGTGTTAGTCACTATTTGGTCAAGGTTGCCGCCAGTTTCAAGCGCCAGTTTGCTACTGTTATTTGGCGAAATTGTTACTACCAAGGCGGCATCGCCCACTCCCGGTGCCGTGGAACCACCAACCACTTTGGCAACGTTTGCGGCACCGTCACCGATTTTGATAGGCCACGCGCCGCTTAATAGCGCGTTAGTCCCCTGATTTGCTATAACAGGCAGTGGGTTTGCGGAGCTGATACCGGTCAAATTACCCGCAACAGATATGCCGAGATAGGTAGCAGATGCCGGTACAGATGCGCCGGTACTGCCGACGCTCGGGTTTGAAGCGGTTATCGAACCTGTTATAGGAATAGGCGACTGATCGCTGGCAATAACAACAGGCTCGCTGTTCGCCATCGTGGTCTGGCCGTTCGGATTGGAAGGCACAAAGGAAAATGCTGGTTCACATCCCGGAATTACGAGTGCAAAAATAATTAAATACTTCAGAAAGTTTTTCATAGTCTCACCTGTTTATTAACAAATTTGTCGCCAGTCAGCACCATCAGAAAAAATAGTAATCGCTTCATTGTGCGTATTCAATGGTGCTGTATTTGACTCCTCAATCTTCTGTGTACCAAATGGTGTAACCACTGGTACGCCATTTCCGATATTTTTAATGGTGTAGATGTTTCCATTTCCTATCGCTGTTGGTAGTTGAGGAATTATATTACCAGTGCAGAAATAAAATAACCAAGTTGGTGCTGCCGGATTATTAAGTGTTTGGCTGCTTGAAATTGTGTGCCTCTCAAATGAAAACGCTGCTCCAGATGCACCTTGTGGCCCTTGCGTTATTACGTAGACAATATCTGGGTTGTCATCATCTACCTGAACAATAGTTTGTGGTTCTGAATTAACAATAACGTCTGTCATTGGTCAGTCCATTGTAATTTCAGGCTTCCATTACTGAATGATATTTTTTTTCCAGAGCCATTTACCAATGTCAGTCTGTAGGTTCCGGAATCAAATGTGAATGTGCTTGTAACGGAATTTGGTATAACTATCTGAACTGTTCCGAGCTGCCCGCCAAGTACGATCTCAGAATTTGCCGTGGAACTGGTATGAAGAATGTTCCCTTCGTAATCGTAAAAAACCAGAGTGGCCGTATATCCAGTTAAATTTACTGGTACAGGGGGGTTTCCAGATAGCCATGTCAGTGTTTTGTTGAAGTCTATCCCTTGGAATAATGTGAAATTGATATTGGCGGGATTCATTTACCTGATTCCATAGAAGTCAGGAACCGAGTTTACCTATAAAACGTCCTGAGTGCTAATGGTGGATATGGAGCAAAATATCTTCTTTGTTTCCCCATGCTTCGAAAGCGTCGCAATCCGGCTCAGTGAGCATTACACAACCAAGCGATTCGTTTGGTGTCCAGTGTTTGTTTTGATCCAGCATGGCAGTTCTGTGAAAGAAACAACCACTTCGATTCGGTACATTTTGCAATAAATAATGCCAGTGGCCGGGATGGTCTTGCATTTCTGCCCACTTGAGAATGAAGTCTCCATCGCAGATGCAAGAAGTCATTGGATGGTTATTCAGGTTTGGTAACTCAATCGTTACTCCTGCAAGCTCCATTTTGTCGCCGTAGGTCAACTTCCCCATGGTCTTATCGGGGAAGTCAATCCTAAGCAGGTCGGCTTTTTTCATCACGCTGGCAGCAATTGGAGATATTGAGGGCAAGCACTATCCTCAACGATCGCAGCGGATATTGCCCCTACATTTACGTTCGGGGGATTAACCAAGGAAGTATTTGCAAACTCCAACGCCTTGCCACCGGAACAGTTATCGACCTCTGTATAGGTCACGCCATTGTGAATAGTTACGCCGTTGTAGTGGCGACCGTCATGGCAAACAGGTACCGAAATATTAACAACTGGTTGAACTGGTGACATAAAACTCTCCTGTGTGAGTTAATAAATAATGAGCAGGCATGGTATCAAAAATCAATGAGCAGGCATGATATCAAAAATCATCGCGCGTGTGAATTGCTATGAATATATGGAACAGGTCACCAGAACATTGCCAGCTTTTGGGAACCGAACCTTCGCGGCACCATGAGGTATAGCTGCAACCATTGGATTCTATAAAGTGGAAATAAACTTTGGATAGTTGGTTATTATTGCTCTGCGTTCTTTGCTCACATTGTCGTAATAAATCTTTGCCGACCCCATGGCCTTTCCCTGTCGAAAGTGAGTTATACCTATGTTGTAGGCCATTATTGCTTGCCGATCGGATTGCAGCTCGTTTTTGTAATTATGAAGCACCCACGCTCCGGCAAATACATTCTCGTACTTATCATGGATATTGTATGGCTGCTTTCCATCCCAAGTCTCTGGTTTTACTTGCATCAAGCCGATTGCCCCGCAAGGCGATACAGCCTTTGGATCGAATTTTGACTCTACAGCCATTACTGAAATAATCGTTTCTACGGGTACGCTTTCCTGCTCTGAGGCGGTTTCAATTACCTTCGATAGAATATCAGCATACTCTGCATCAAGCCTGTAACGCTGAATTAGTATGATTTCTGCCCATTGGCGGTTTGGCATCTTTTGAATATAAGGGGAACGGTTCGCGGCGATTACCGCAGACATCCATGCCAGAATAATTACTCCTACGATCAATTTAAGTTTATTCATTTCCTGTGTCCTTGGTTCGTTTCTTTTTGCCTGCCTTTTTCTTTCTCGCTCCTTTGGTGGCTGAGTTTATTACTCTATTGTGTTCCTTTTCAGGGAGGCCTGTGATTGGTGAGCAAGTGGTTTTACCCATTGGAATTATCTGGATAGTTTTACCACGCGCGAGAAATTCTTCTACAGTCTCCTTCATCACGACCCCATTACTACAAATACTGAGTGTACTGTATTAGATTCCGGTCACTTTTCCTAGTTGGCGGCGTAAGGCTGGGTCACTCATCATGGCTAAAAGCGCATTGGCATCCTCTACTGTTTTCTGCTCGAAGTTGTTCCTGCAGTATGGGCAATTCCTTATTTGAAGCAATAGCGAGCGAAGGGTGTTGATTAAAGCCCCTTTTTCGTCATTTAGCTCGGTTTTTGCTGTGTACTGCTTTGTTACCTCTTTGCTCTGGATTTCGAGCTGGTCGTTGTATTGCTGCTCAAGGGGACGAATAAGCAGCACTATCTGATCAACCACGGCAGCGGTTTCAGGAGCGGCCTTTTTCAAGTCATTCAGTCCTTGCTCAATAATGTGTACAACTTTTGGTTCGCTCATGGTTAATTCCTCAGTGATTCAAGGAGCTGGTCAAAGGACTGCTCCGCTGGTACGTGGATGAGTTTAATGTCTTTTTCGTGAAAAGCGAAATTACGACCTGTTCTTGGATCGCGTTCTGCGGTGGTATAAAGCCATCCGGGAGGCACATGAATCAGCATCATGCCGTTGTCAGAAAGGACAGACTGGTGTGATGGGTTATAGACACCCGCAACTATTACGGTATCAACTTCGTAGTCACCAAGGATGTTTTTGGTGCGGCATCTGACACTTTGGCCGCTCCTGAATTTTGGTAATGGATTACTGCTTGTCTGATTCATCCAATCCTTCCTTGTAATTTGGCGACATCATCATCATAGCGCGGTACGACCTGTTGAACTCTGTACCATTACTCATGTTTGCAAGGAAAGTAATACGCATTCGATCAGTAGCGACCAGCGGAACAATCAGGTTGTTTTTACCTGCCAGAAGTTGTGCCAGTTTTATTCTAACGCTCATTTTTATTCCTTTGAATAGAGTAGTGGGGTGCCTCGCCGTAGCTGCTATCGGCGTACCTTTCGGTTTCAAAACGCCGCGACCCCACTTGGTTGAATTACTTCAATGAAATTGATTTTACGTTGCTGTAGTGAACCCAGTCTTCAGCGCGTCCGATTACTTTCTGGTTTTCATTCAGCGCGAAATTAACGCAAGCAATTGAAGGCGCAAGAGCGGTTACTCTGCCGACCACATTTCGCGCTCCATTTGGAGCAAGAGTTACAAGCACCAGATCGTTAAATGCCAACTTTTTAGGAGCTGGTTTCTTCACTTCTTTCTTTGCCTTTGCTGCCTTACGTTTTGCCATAACTTTCTCCGGTGATGAATTTGGAACGCGGCGGAAGGACTCGAACCGACATCTTTCGCTTCTTACGGCGACTGCATTAACCATTGTGCTACACCGCGCATTGCAGTCAGTCTATCTGAGGACTTCAAACTCTCAAAGGCGATAACCTGACAAGGTCTATTTTATATCAAAATTGATAGTGGATGACAACTATTTTTTACAGGCTTCTGAGCCATTATAAGCAGGCCATTTGCCGGACTCTACTTTCTGGCAATACTCTTCTACATCACGGATACTATTTTTGTAATCCTCGTTGCTCACCCAAAGAATTCCGTAAATGATGATTGCCAAGCCTATCAATTGTAATGCTATCGCTTCGATCTGTTTTCTGTTCATTAGTGACTTATCCATCCAAATGCAAAACCTGTGAATGCTCCAAAAACAAACATAACGATTGCAAAATACAATACCGCTGCCTTTTGGTCATCCTCATGCTGCTCGTCAAGCAAGTCCTGATACTGCTTCGAAAGTCTGTAATCGTCGTTAGACATTCAACCGTCACCCATCAAGTACTCTGGTACCGTTTGCCAAGTATACATTTTACTGGCTTCTTTGAATCCTAATACACGCGGTGCTCTGTTATCAAGCACAAAGTCACCATCGGTGGTAGATACGATCAGTACGGCATGAAGCTCTTTTGCGTCTGTAAGGCAAGTAGCTATGCCCAGACCGGCATCATTCACCCCGTTTTCCTTCAGCACGAGCATTTTGGTATAGGCGTAGTCCGAGCATACCCCTCCACCTGTTTTTCTCAAGTCATCGGCGTGTAACATCCCAACGACTCCCTGCTCTCGATAGGGATAATGGTTTACCTCCTCGTTAACCACTTCAAGCAAGGCAAATAATTCAGCATTGAATTCTATTCGCATACATAGACCTTACAAAGTTCTTTGCATTGATAAAGCGACTGGTTCTTTTTGTCCTGACACATTTCTATCAAGAACACATCGCCCTGATCGTCACCAGCATGGCCAATGTTTGTATGATCAGGACTAGAACATCCAATTAGAATTACTGATAAGAATGCGACGATACACCCGGAAACCATAGCACCAAGTATCTGGGTAAACGAATTATTACGGCTAATCTTTTCACGAAAAAAAGCAAGTGAAATAAAGGCTACTGCTAGGCCGATTATAATGTGAATCACAAACCCTCCGAGGCTTTTCGTATGATGCAATTCAATGTCAAGCGCGAACTTTGTTTCTTGAAGCCGCGCTTCGAGGCGCTGGATTTCGTTATCCTTATCAGTGTTTGTCATGTGAATTTTCTCTCTCCAGCAAAATGTATAAGCGGAACCTTAAACCAATAGTTTGTAAACACAATAACTGTCCCATCATCATAAGGCTCGGAAGTTAAATACTCTTGACCACGTTTTACTTGCGCGATGTTTTTATCAGCATCTACTACTGTAAAATCCTCTATGCAAACTCTATTAAATGTTTTCATTTCTCCCCCTCCTGCCCTGAATAAGCATCAGTACGGGTAACTGCGGTGCGCGGTAGTATTGTATCAGCTACAATGTGTACACAAACTGGATGATATATCTTACCGTTTAAATGTATCGTTTGTGATCCCAGACATTCTCCGCAGTAAGCGCAATAGGTTACTGACGATGTGCTACTCATTTCTCCCCCTCCTGCTTGGCTGTTTGATGTTTCTTTTCTTCGCTGCTTGCTCCCATGCAAAAGCCAATCATCCAGATAGTGAATATAAAAGCAACAACACCAAAGCAAGCAAAGAATATAATTACATTTACAGTTTCATTTTCCATCACTCACCTCCAGCCCGAGGGCTTTGTCTGTTGACTCTCCGCGATTAACAAAAATTCCGTTTTCTGCAAGCAGGCTATACAAACCGTCATTCTGCTCCCGCAACTCCGCATTCTGGCGCTCAATCTCTTGCCACTTGTCATAGGCTGTTTTGCATGACGCCGCAGCAATGTTGTGGTTTGTAATCCACCGCGCAATAGTTTCATCTTTGGAGATAATGCTGCGATTAGCCTCGTCAAGCTGCGCCTCCAATCTCGAATGAACCCCGCACACTTGCAGCCTTTCTGCCGTCACGTCGCTGTAGATACAGCAGCAATGATGTCCACGAATGTCATCAATCTCGTCAACTGGTAATAGCGCTTGTAATGCATCAAGCTGGCGCTTTGACTCTCGCAAGCCTAGTCGGTAAGCGCTGTCAATAACTTGTTTTAACGCGGATTCTTCCTGCTTGTCCAACCGGATATCACACCGCGCTATCTGGTACACTTCTTCCGGTGTTTTCAACGCGCACGCTTCTGCTTCGGCATCTACCGCATCACGTTCGGAAAGCTCGTTGCGACACGCTTTCAACCGCTTGCACAAGTCGTCAAGCTTACGACCCATTTCCGCGCACTGTTCGCAATAGTTTGTTTTTCCGGATAGCGCAAGGTTGGCCGATGCAAGCTGGCGTTCAGCGTTTTTTAGTTTTTCGATTGTCTCAGCATGGCCAGATGACAAAGCAAATTCCAGTCTTTCAACGTCTAGGTTGCGCTCGCCAAGCCGCGTTTGTAGCTCGGCGATGCGTAGATCCAGGTATTGCCACGTAAGCCACGCGGACTCTATGGGATCAAGTGTATATCTGTCACCATCCCATACAATCAACCGTTTTGCCCGCGGATCCACATTAAGGAATGACTCAAAATCTTCTCGCTGTTTCGTATTCTCGCTCATATCTCTGTCCTCGTTAAGTTATGCGGCGCGTGTCACGTTGAACTTTGTTCTGCGACACACATTCGCAGAATCCGGTGTTATGCGAATAAATCCGGCTCAGTAGATACCGGCTTTACTTTGCCTCTCGCTAATGCTTTCTCGAACAGATCGACTATCGATTCAAATTCGCAATCGCCCCATCCGATAAATCCATTCTCATCTATCACGCGACCATAGCCTGCCATCATGGATGGTAGATGTGTTTTTTGTGCTATCGACAGATTTTTCTCTCCGACCATTGCAATGACGGCAGTCATGTTGACGGCGTGGTATGCCTTGTGGCGAGTTGCGTCCAGGTGCGGACTGTGCCACGTCGCTATTTCTTGCCCGTCTATTATCATATTATTTTGTCCGCAATCTTTACACTTCATAATCACCTCTCGTTAAATTCGCATAACAACTTGCTGTTGCTCGGACACCTTCGGTGCCGCAAAGCAACGGGTTATGCGCTGTACTCTTTCAAATCTTTATACGCCGCCATCATTTCAGCAACGTCACCAGCTGCGGCAGCTCTCTCAGCGCGAGCAAGCGACTGTCGCATCATTGTCGCTGCAAAAACACCTGTCGGTATCTCATCGTAAAGTTTTATCAATTCGCGCACGCGCTTTTGTTCTTTCGGTAATGCTTCTGCCAGTGTTTCCATGTTTCACCTCTGTTAGTTAAAGTTAAAATCCCGCATAACAACTTAAAGACAAATAAAACCCTTCACATGCAAGCTTAACCATGATCACCATCCTGCCCGAGAGCTTTGTCTATATCATCACGCATTTCGTGATTCATAATTCCATGCTTCGAAGTGCGGAGCAACGCTCGCAGCTCCCTGTTCTGGCGCTTCAATTCAATCACTTCATTATCCGCCGACGACTCGGCATTGCTTAACCTGTCGATCAACGCTTGCCGGTGCGCGTTTGCTGATTCGGATAGGTCAAGCTGGCGCTCAAGGTCTGCAACCATAGTCCTGTAAATCCATCCAACTACAGCCTGTGCAAGGCGTAGCTCATCATCGGTTAATTCACCGCATGCCAGCAGTATCTCTTGTGTGGTCGGCTCTTTCATTTCTCTGCCCTCGTTAACTTGTTAATGCGGCGCGGTGTCGCAGAAGTCGGTGTTAAATGTCCTTATTCGAGTTCGCACACCATCTAACCCGTACCACTCAGCCGCGCTCAAGCAAGCGGCATGGTCAATAATAACGCCACTAAATTCCTGCCCGAGCCACCGCTCACTACTCAACCATGACGGCGGAACTATTTTCAGATCATCCCGCCCGTGTTTCCTTGACAATCGAATAGGGTAATCCAAATGACCATTACACCAGACAAAAATAGCGCCTTGTGGTGCATCTAGCATTTGTTTTGTAGTAGTTCCGGTTCCTCTTGCCATATAGCCCTCCAAAGGCCAGTTAACAACTTGCTGTTGCGCGCGCTATCGCGCTGGATTCCTCACTTCGTTCGTCGCCGGTTATTACAGGTTTAATGTCTGTTATAACAAGCCGTCACGCCGGATTTAGGAGTTTGAGCCGTTTTGATCATTTTTTTGTCTTTTGTATTCAAACCAAGCAGCACATGCTCTGGAGCAACATCAAGAGCCTGAGAACCAGTTTGAGCTCCACGTTTCTCTGCGTTTTCATAAACCCATTTCAGCGCTTCGTCTCTTGTCATCATAATTTCACCTTTTGTTTAAGTAACATTTAACAACCTGACCGCTATCGCGGCGCGGTGTGGCGATGGTTATACGCCTAGCTTTTTCAGCTCTTGAAAAGCCGCTTCTACACATTCATGTACAACCCGTGCAGCCTCAATATCACTAGGCAAGCCCATACAGCTTGCTATGTGCCACTTCCCTTGTATTGTTAAAAATACGATAACGCTTTGCTCACCGCGCCAACCTGGGATATTACACCACCCATCTATCCTGTTTGGTTTTACATCAATTCTCATTTTGCCTACTCGGCATTTCAGTGTTGTGATACTCGACCAGCTTATCAATCGTTTCCTGATCAAGCTCAAAATCGCTTGCCATTACCTCTCTCGCTACCTCTACGCTGCAATTCTGCATAAGGTCTGCAATGTCGTATTCGATGTAGAGTTGTTTGATGCTCATTTCGTGCCTGCCAGTGCTTTCCTTGCTATCTCAATGGGCTGAGTAACTGAGCCGTGCATGATTGGATATTCGCTTATTTCTTTAAGCGCCTCCTCAAGCTCTGCGACTCGGGTGGAGTATTTCTCTACGCCGAAACAAAATACATCGAATGCGGAACTTTTAGCCATAGCTCCATCACAGCCGTACTCACGCCACAGATTTTCAAATACTTCATGCTTCAAAGGTTCTTTCATAACCTCCACCCCTGTATGCTCTGTGAAAACCGGCGCAATACCGTTGTCTTGGCAATACTGGTTTGTAGTGTCGATGATTGTTTGTTTTAAAGTTTCTTCGATATTCATTTTGCAGCTCCTCTGGTTAATGAATGTTTATTATATCAATTTTGATACAAAATAAAAGTCTTTTTTTATTTATTTTGTGCCTCTATGGTGCAGGGCGATGGGAATAGGTACTACTTTCGTCTGATTCTTCTGTTTAGCATGAACTCAGAATATCGGTATCCGAGTGGCTTTTTCAGGCGTTTATGGGCTAATCGGTTAACATCTTTGAGCAGGATTGATTGAAGCATTGGCAGTTCCTCTGATAATGAGCGTTGATTATATCGCAGTTTAACGCTTAATAAGCCCGGTCAGTTTAATGGCGTACATTGGCTCTGAATATGGGTCAAGTACGCTCCAAATCGCTACAAACAGCCCGAATACAGCCTCCGCAGCGTCTAGAACGAACTCTGGCACATACCATCTGGTGTCAATGATTGGCAGGTCTGGGTCTGTAAAATCGACGTATACCGGCACCCCATGGAGCCATCCATAATGGGTGAAATTGGCCGGTGGCTTGATCATTTAAGTCCCATGTCGTCGGCCATCTGCTCGATAGCTTCGTCACTGAAAATGCGCTTGCCGTTTGCTACTGATTTCACTCGTCGGAGTTCTTCGGTGTATC